ATGGTCGCGGCGCTGACGCCGAGGATCGCGCCGCCGATCGAACCGCCAATGGCGGCGCCAGCGGCACCGAGAACGAGCGTTGCCATGGTCGGGGTCTCAGCGTTGCGGGAACAGGAAGGCGAAGGCGATGCGCCGCCGCCAGGCGTTGGTGAGCGGTTCCTCGATCACGCCCAGCCGCTCATATGCGTGGAGGAAGGTGGCGGTACTGGTCAGGATCCCGACATGCTTGGCGATGGCGCGCGGCTTCATGCGGAACAGAATCAGCGCGCCGGGACCGGCCTCGGCAGGCGACACCTCGATCATCATCCGCCGCGCGCCTTCGGCCAGAACCTCGCGCGGGCCGGTCTCGCCCCAGTCGCGGCTGTAGGGCGGGATCGGGAACGGCTCGGGGCCGACGACCTCGCGCCAGACGCCGCGGGCGAGGCCAAGGCAGTCGCAGCCGACGCCGCGAAGGCTCGCCTGGTCGTGGTAGGGCGTACCGAGCCAGGTCCGCGCTATGGCGACGACGCGCGCGGGGGCGGCGGCGTTCACAGCACGGACCCTTCGTGGCCGCCATCCTTGGTGGCGTAGCGGAGCACGGCATCCTGGCCGGGGATGTGCGGGAAACCCCGGAAGTTGGCGGTGTTGGCGAACTTCGCGCCGCAGGTTTCCATGCGCTTGTCGCAGCCCGCGCGGATCGTGAAGCCATCACCCCCGGCGATCGCGCGCACCGGCGCTTCGAGCAGGGTCAGCACCGCAATCCCGTCCATCACGTCATGGGCCAAAACCTCGGTGCGCCGCCCCGCGTTCGCGCCGCTCGTCCAGTCCAGCATGCCAAAGGTGAACCAGCCGGGCTCGAATCCGCCGAGGCCCGAGGCGGTGAAGGACCGGTCGCGCAGCAGATCGATGACGGCGCCCGTCCCCTTGTAGGCCGGGTCTTCCAGATCGACTCCGCAGCGTGCGTCGCCGAGGGCTGCATCGCAGGTCGCCTGAAATGTCCGCCCGACCGTCTGGCCGAGGACATGGGCGAGCGAGCGCACCTCGGCGATGAAGGCGAGCCGCCCGCGCCGGATCTGGCCGATGGCGCCGCGCCGCATGAGCACGCGCTGGCTCGTATCGGCCCAGTTCACGCGCCACACCTCGACCTCCGCATTGTCCCAGCGGCCGTCGAGAATATCGGTCTCGGTGATCCGGTCCGAGGTCAGCACCCCCTCAACGTCCTGCGCATCAACCGATAGGTCCGAGCCGGAGCGCACCTCGGAGGCCGTCAGCCCGCTCTCGGGCTCGAAGTCGGTGCCATCGAAGCTCAGCGTCCGGTCGTGGTCCGTGAAACCGAAGGTGACGCCATCGGCCCGCGCGATCCGCCAGCACCAGGCAAGCGTGGTCGTGCCGTCGTCGAGATGGGCCTGAAGGGCGGGAGCGAGGGTCTTCATCGGCAGGTTCCCGTCATGCGGTCGTCGAGGTCGGCGATCCAGTCCGCCCATTCAGGCGGCACCTCCGCGACGGTCTCTGCGGCAGGCCGGACGAGCCGCGCCTCGGCATAGGAGGCGCAGCCCGCGTCACCAGCGCCGATCGTTGTGGCGCAGCCGCTCAGCGGGATCGCCAGCGCCGCGACCATCGCGAAGCGCATCCCGCCCGCGCTCGATACGCTTGTTCTTGTCTTCCATCGCATCGCGTTCCGCCTCCCGTTTGCCCGTGCGCGCCCCTTCCACGCGCCCCCAGACCCGGCCGAGAACGACGCCCCCGACCGCGCCGAGAATTCCGATCAGCCAAATCAGGAGCTCAGCCATCGTCCCGCTCCCCGCGGGCGGCGGCGACGCAGAGGGCGACGATCAGCACGCCAAGGCAGCCGCCCACGACCAGACCTGCGAGGAACTCAAGCATCGCCGCGGAACCCGCGCTCGATCCGGTCGCGCAGACCGATGAGGCCCAAGCCGAGGAACATGAGCCCCGCAGGCGAGGCATCGCCGCTGCCGGCGAGTAGCGCGACGAGACGGGAGAGTTCCCCGAGCGGCCCGGTGGCGGGCAGCGCGAGGGAGGCGATGCCGGTGAGCATCGCGAGAAGTCCCGCCCACCAGGTGAGCGAGTTGGGGCGAACGTAGCGCATGAGTCAGGCTCTCCGGATCAGGGTGGAGAAGAAGGCGGCCAGCCGGGCGAGCCAGCCGTTCGGCGCGGTGGGTGAAGGAGCGAGGACCGGAGGCGTCGGTGACGGCCCGCGAGCCAAGGCCAGAGCCTCATCCTCGGTCAGACGACGAATCGGCCGCGAGAAGTCCACGCGGCCCGCGCAGTCCACGGACCAGACAGGGATCGTGCCGCCGGGATAGCGGCCATGCCGGAACAGGTCGCGCTCGGCCTCCCGGCGCGGAATGATCGAGGCCGGTCGCCGCCAGTTCAGAAACGCGTCGGCGGCTGCAACGCGATTTCCGGCATTGAGATGTCGGGTCAGCGCGGCCTTGGCGATGCCGCCAGTGTTGTAGTGGAAGCTGACCAGCGCATCGAACTCGTGCGGCGCCAGCGGCACCTTCACGGCGCGCAGGACGGCGGCCTCGTAGCGCCCGAGGTCAGCGCGGAAGACCCGGAACGCTTCGCGGATCCCGCCATCGAGATCGGCGGGCAGGCCGCGCGGCATGGTGCCGGGATCGGGCGGTCCGGCCGCGGCCGTGTGGCCGATCCCGAAGGTCCAGACCTGTTTCACATCGAGATAGGGTCCGGGCACGAGTCCTTCGTGCCGGACGAGGGCCAGAAGGCCCCGGTCGGTCATGTGCATGGGATTACCGGAGAAGCGAGAGGATCAGGATCAGCGCCGCGACGGCGAGGCCTACCGCCAAGCGGTGGCGGAAGGCCTGCTGAGGGTCGGCGGGGTCGCAGCGGAGGGAGCGCGCGAGGCGGAGAAGGTCATTCATCGCCGCCGCCTTCGTTGGCGCGGCGCAGGCGGGCGAGCAGCATCTCGATGAAGGCCGGACCGAAGACGCCGACGAGATAGGCGGCAGACCCTGCCGCGCCTCCCGCGGGGATCGCCTCGGGCGGCAGGCTGAGCCAGGCGGTGATAACGGCCATGGACAGGCTGCCCATCCCGGCCGCGATCAGCCCGCCGAGCAGGATGTGCCGCAGCGCATCGCGCAGCCGCATCTTCGTGGTCAGTGCGTTCGTGGCGCCGCCGAGAGCGCCCCAGGCGGCGAGGATCACGGCGGTGGATGTGGCGAGTTCCCTGAGAACCGCTGCGATGAAACTGGATTCGTCATTCATAGCGGATGGCCCGGGTTGTAGAATTTCGCACGGAGTCGCGCAGCACGGCTGCGATGGTGAGCGGGGACCGTGGCGCCTGTGGCGCCGCGTAAGCCCCGCGAACGCCGGTGTCGTTCATCGCCGGATCTCCAGCAGCGGGATGGAGGTGATCGAGCCGAGCCGCTCGAGATCGAGCGTCACGTCGAGTGCATCGGTGTCGAAGCGGACCGGCACGTCGAACTCGAAGCCCGCAGTGATGGAGACGCCGGAGCCTGGCGCAGTACCGAAGGTGACGACGCCAGTGGCGGTGTCGACCGACCAGCCGGAGGGCTGCTCGACCCCGCCGAACGCAATGCGGACGGTGCCCGCCACCGGCTTCGCGATGGCGCGCGTCCAGGATTGCGCGCCGGAGGCATAGCGCTTCACCAGATGGAAGGCCGTCATCGTGCCGTCGCCGGTGCCGATGGCCTGGTCGGTGGGCGATGGCGTGCCCGAGGGCAGGCAGGACTTGTGGTCGGCCCAGTCCTTGAACCGGAAACCGTGCAGTCGGCCGTTACGGGCTTCGAAGAAGGCGACCACCTCCGCCAGATCGTCGGCGCGGCGAATGCCGTAGGCGACATCGTAGCGGCGGCGAGAGTTGGACCAGCTGGCGTTGCGCTCCTCGTCGCCCGAGGCGAGTTCGACGATCTGTGTCCGCCGCTCGGGTCCGCCCTTCGCGCCGCGACTGATATCGTCCGGAAACCGGACCTCATGGAAGGCCATCAGTTTTTCTCGTGTGGAAGGGAATTACAGCGCCCGCGCCATTCGTTCCCGCCAACTGCAGCGGCTCATCTCTCGCCGAAAGGAACCGGTGACGGAGAGAAGTCCGACTTGCGCATGAAACGGGTCGCGTCACGGGGATTTCGGAGGGAAAACCTCCACGAATTCAATGGGGGGCCCCCCGCATGCTCGAGCTTACCCTTGCGCTCATTCTGTTTCTTTTCCCGCTCGCCTACAGTCCCGGGCCAGGCAACATGTTCTTCGCGGCCATCGGCGGGCGGTTCGGGTTGCGGGCCTCGGTCCCGGCAACGATCGGGTATCATCTGGCGACCTTCGTCATAACGGCCGCGATCGGCTTCGGCTTTGCCGGTGTCGCCCGCATGAGCATCGAAGTCTTCGACCTCATGCGTTATCTCGGGTCGGCGTATATTTTCTGGCTTGCGCTGAAATTCCTGCGCGCGGGCGCCACGGACGACGACAAGGTTGCTCGGCGCGCAACGGTCATGGACGGCGCAGTTCTTCTGCTTCTCAATCCGAAAGCGTATCTGATCATCGCATTGATGTTCACTCAGTTCCTACCGGTCGACGCCAATTCCGACGCCGGGCTCGTTCTCTGGATCACGAGCGTTTTCACATTGAACAACTTCGTTGCTTTCACCGTCTGGACGATCGCAGGCGATATGCTGATGCGACGGTTCAGGAGCGAAAGGAGCGCGCGCCCATTGAATATTGCCTCCGGGGTGATGCTTGCGGCCGTGGCGCTGTGGATCCTTTTCCAATGATGGGCGCTCAGAGCCCCCTGCGTCCAAGCGACACCGCGCGGGCGATGTCGGCTGCGACCTGCGTGCGCGACTGGCGGAAGCTCTCGGCATCGCGGGCCATGATGGTGACATTGACGCCACCACCCGCGCCGTAGCTCTGGGCCTCGCGACGCGACAGCACCCGCTCGCCGCGCTGCAAGATCGCGGGCACCTCGTCATGGCGGAGGCCAGCCATGCCGCCCGAATGCATCCGGGGCGCCGCGGCGAAGGCCATCGCCGGGACCATGCGCGACGGCCCAGCCGATCCGACCATCCCGCCCGCATGCAGGACGTTGGCGAAGATGCCACCCGCACCAGCGAAGACACCCGAGAGTGCATTGGCGATCGGTCCCAGGATGAAGCGCCGCGCCGCGAGCTGGGCGAGATCGGCGAGGAGCGACGTCACCAGATCGCGGAAGTTCAGCTTGCCGGTCTTCACGAACTGGCCCACCGCGTTCTCGGCGGACTGGAAGGCGCCGACGAGGCTCTGGCCGATGTCGCCGCCGATCTCGCGCGCCTTGCTGGCGTAGTCCGACAGCGCGGCCGTGACCGCCTGCCAGCCGGTCACGGCCGTCTCGACGTTGGGCTCGGCGGCGGCAGCCGCCGCGCCTGCGGCAGCGCCGGCATCGGTCGCGGCCTGTCCGGCGCCGTCGAGCGCGGTCTCGAACCGCTCCGCCGCGGCCGTGGCCTCGGCCAGGACATCTGCGCCATCCTCGTCGGTCCCGCGCACGGCATCGCGCAAAGCCTGCCAGCTTTCCAGCGGGGCGCGAGCGCCGTCGGCCAGATCGCGCGCGGCGCCGCGATAGAGGTTCGCGGACTCGAGCGCCCTGTTCGCCGCATCGGTCAGACCGAGATCGGGCGCGGTGAGCGGGTTGTCCTCGAAGGCCCGGTCGAACGCCGCCTGCGCCGCTGTCTTCGCGGTCGTCGCCGCCCCTTCGAAGCGGTTCTCGATCTCGCCGAGGTCGAGGTCGGGCACCAGCGAGATGCGGCGCTCCGACCCCAACGCTTCCAGCCCCTGGTTGATGCCGCCGATGAAGCCGTTGATGCGCGAGACCACGCCGTTCAGCATCGCCTCGACGCCGTCGACCAGGCTGTTGGCCGCCTGGAACGCCAGATCGCCGATGGCGGCGGGCAGCAGACCCCAGATCGCCTTGATCGCCTCGTAGGCGCCCTCAAAGGTGTTCGCGGCGGTGTTGCCGAAACCGACGACGCTCTCGATGGCGCTCTGCATCCCTGATGCGGCATCAGCCTTCAGGTCGAAGAACATCGCCGTGGCGGCCGCGCCCGCCGCGGCGGCACCCATGCGGATCCGCTGCCAGACCTCGACCGCGAGGTCTTTCAGCAGCGACATCGCCTCGCCAAAGCCGCCCGCGCCGGAGACGAGACGGGTGAACTGGTAGACGAGCTCCCCCGCACCGACGATCAGTGCTCCGATGCCGGTGCGGATCAGCGCGCCGCGCAGGACAACGAGCGCCGTGGCGAGACCGCGGACCGACAGCGCCGCGGCGGCCATGCCAGCCACCCAGCGGCCCGCGAGGAACGCTGCGACGGTCGCGGCATAGGTGGTCAGGCGACCGATGTTGTCGAAGAGCCCGCGGATCGCGATGCCGAGCGGGCCCGTGCGGCTGGCGACTGCCGCCATGGCATTCGCGACCGCTTCCAGCGCAGGCGCCGCAGCCACGGCCAGCTGGTTCGACAGCCCGCGCCAGATCAGCCCCAGCCGCGAGATGGCATCGTTCGTCCGCTCGATCTGGTCGGCGTCCTGCTCGGAGACGACAACCCCGAAGGCGAGCACGTCCTCGGTCGCCTGGCGCAGCGTCGCCGTGTCGATCCGCGACATGGCGATGGAGCCTTCCTCGCCGAAGAGCTGGTCTGCGACCGCCGCGCGTTCGGCAGCGGGCACGAAGCTCTCGATGGCCGCGTTGATGGCACCCACCCGCTGATCCAACGGCAGCGCGATCAGGTCGGTGGCGGAAAGCCCGAGCCGGTCGAGCGCGTCGGCGGCAGGACCGCTCCCGGCGGCCGCCTGGCTGAGACGGCGGGTCAGATCCTTCGTCGCCTGCTCGATGCCGGACATCGACACGCCCGCCAGTTCGCCCGCGCGCTCCAGCGTCTGGATCGAGGCGACAGTGGTGCCGAGGGACTGCGCGAGCTTGGCCTGCGCATCGACCGTCTGCAGCCCGGAGCGGATCATCGCCACACCAGCGGCGGCAGCGGCGGCCACGGCAGCGGCAGCCGCGACCCGGACCCGGCGCGAGAAGGCCGCGAGCCGGGCGTTGGCCGCTTCCATCTCCCGGCTCAGCCGTCCGAAGCCGCGAGACCCGGCTTCTCCGACACCTTCCAGCTCGGCGCGCACCTGCCGTCCGCCCACGGCCGCGAGGCGGACGCTAACTCGTTTTTCCGCCATGGGAGTGATCCATCTGTTCGTTGAGCTTGGCGACCATCACCGCTTCGATGACGGGCAGCAGTTCGGCCATGGCGAGTGGCGGCACGCCGAGGGCGTCACCGAGCGCGAGCGCCGCGGACATGTCCCAGCCGATCACCGCGCCGGTCAGGACACGCAGCTGGCCGCCAAGGCGGCCCACCAGGTCCCAGACCTGCCAGCCTTCATGCGTGAGCGGGCGGTTCAGCCGCGCCGGGCAGTCTTCGCACGCCGTTTGGCAGGCGTCGCAGTAGCGCTCGCCCCCGCCGAAGGACCATTCGGCGAGAGCGCGGAGGCGTTTTTTTCCTGCTCCAGCAGCAGGCCCTTCGAGACATAGGTCAGCTGGAAGGCCTCGAAGATCGGCCAGACATCGAGCAGCGCGTCGATGGCTTCGGGGCTGGGGGCGATGGAATTGCCGTCGGCATTGCCAATGCCCTCCCAGGCGAGCACGGCGCGGCGCGCGAGCGCCTTCGCGAAAGCGACGGCGCGTTCCTCGTCCGAGGCTTCTTCCGGAACTGCCTCGACGGCGGGATCGCTCCGGGTCGCCACCATTAGCGCCGTGGTCAGCGGGCGGAGTTGCACCCGGACGCCGGGCGCGAGGTCGTGCCAGCGTGGCGCGTTGGTCAGGTCGAGCGTGAGCATCAATATGTCTCCACATCGTTCACGAGGGTGGCGGTGCACATCCGGCCGACGATGCTGTCGCGCGCGGCCTGCCAGTCGAAGGTGGCCTGAACGCCCTGCGGGCCTGAAATCTCGATGCGCGGGCGTGGCAGGTAGACGGCGTGCACGGTGAAGGTGAAGCTCTCGCCGGACGGCAGGACGTA